AGTAGCAGAAAAGTATAAAAATATGATAAATAATTATGATAAAAGTATAGTTGCTTTTGTAAAAACAATATAATAAAAAATTTATAGACCGATTCATAGCCGGTCGCTCGTAAGAGATAAAATTATGGAAGCTGTGGCTCCAATCAAAAGATTGGAGCTACTTTTGTTTTGGAAGTCAAAATAAAAATCATAAATTTATAACATTATGAATATATTTTATATAAACACAAACCCAACTCAAGCTGCACAAGAATTAGCTGATGATCATATCCGTAAAATGCAAATAGAATCAGCACAAATGTGTTGTACAGCACATTGGGAAACAGGAAATGAAGCTCCATATAAAAGAGCACATAAAAACCATCCATCAACTATATGGGCTAGACAGTCTATACACCATTATCGTTGGTTAGTACAACATGGTTTAGAAATTTGTAATGAATTTACTAAGCGTTATGGTAAATACCATAAAACTCAAAGTGTATTAGAATGGTGTCGTGATAATGAACCAAGTATTCCTGATACTGGTTTTACACCCCCACCACAATGTATGCCTGATGAATATAAAGAATTAGATACTTTGGAAGCTTATAAAAAATTTTATATATTAGATAAAGTAGGTATTAAAAAATTAAATTGGAATAAACTAAATAACAAACCAGAATGGATAAAAAAATAGTAATAGTAGGTGCCGGTGTTAGCACACAATATGGAGTTTTACATCTTATAAAAAATGGATATGACCCTAAATTAATAACCATTATTGATAAAGGAAATTCTATTTATAATAGAAAGCCTGAAGAAGTAATGACAGGTGCTGGAGGAGCAGGAACATGGAGTGATTTTAAAGTAATTCCATCATTTAAACAGGGTGGTTTATTTTATCCCCATTATTGCCAAGATGAAGAATATGCGACTAAATTGTCAAAACAATTATATGATTATATAGTTGAATATCATCCTAATTCTTCTAAAATAATGTATACTGAACCTGTAGAAGAACCTCAATTTATTAAAGATTCACCTTTTGAATTAAGACAATCTCCATGTTATCATTTAGGTACAGATTATGGTCAACAACAAGTTAAAAATATATTTGAATATTTTGATAAAGTAGGAGTTAACCAAATATACAACGCTGACGTAACTAATATATTTCCTTCGTTTAATGGAATTTATTATAGAATAAATAAAGGAGAAACTTTAAAAATAGAATATGACTGTTTAGTTATTGGAACAGGAAAATCAGGTATGGATTTACTTACTAATTTAATTAAAGAAAATAATTTAACTACAGTTCCTAAACCAGCCCAATTTGGGGTACGTTATGAAACTGATGGTCACTATTTTGAAGAATTAAATAAAATTGCTTATGATTTTAAACTATATAAAAAATTTGGCGAAGATAGTGCACGTTCATTTTGTACAAATAATTTTGCTGCTTTTGTAGCTGAAGAAGAAACATATGGAATGAAATCATTTAATGGACATGCTCATAAAGATCCAGAAAAAGCAAATGGATTAACTAATTTTGGTATATTATTAGAAGCTCGTGGTATAGAAGATCCATTCAAATTCAGTCAAGATTTAGTTAATTTTTTCCAACAAAATGGAGAAGCAGCTTTTTATTCTCCAACAAATAGAGAACCGTCATTAACAGATCAAGGAAATAAAGTACCTGGTTATAAAATTGAATTAAATAAATTTAAAGAAGGATTTGGTAAATATGCTAATTATATATTAGAATTTATTGACGATTTAAATAAAACATTCGGAATTAAGGATAATTATATTTTTTATTGTCCTGAGGTCAAATTTTTGACTAATGAAATATTATTAAACAAACATAACTTATCTTTACCTCAATATCCTAATGTTTATCTACAAGGTGATGCTGCTGGTGCTAGAGGAATTTATATTTCTGCTTTACATGGGTTGTATGTAGCAGAAGACCTATTAAAATAGGTGTTGGTCTGACGGAAACTTATATATTTATTGGTATGATATATATTTATTTTCTTTCAAAAAATGATATTCCATTCTATATAGGAAAAAGCAATAATCCTGTACGTAGAAAACATAAACATTATACGACATATGGTACTGGTATTAAATTAGAAATTATAGATTCATGTGATAATGATAAACAAACATGGAAATCTTTAGAATCATATTGGATAGACCAATTTACACAATGGGGATTTAAATTAGAAAATAAGAATAAAGGTGGAGGCGGACCTACTAATTATAATGAGGAATCCAAACAAAAAATGAGTAAACCTCGTAAAGAGGGAACTGGTTTAAAAATAAGTAATACTTTAAAGAATAACAATCATTCAAAATATTATACTCAAGTAGTTAAAGATAAAATTAGTAAAAAACTAAAAGGAATTTCTAAAAAATTTACTGAAGAGCATAAAATAAATTTAGCAAAAGCTAATTTAAAATCTAAAGGCAAAATAGTAGAATGTTATACTTTATCAGGTGATTATATGCTATCTTTCTCTTGTTTAAGAGAAGCGGCAGAATGGTTAATTAAAGATCAACCAAACATATCTAAAAATGTTGCAAAACAAATTAAAGATTGTTGTAATGGGAGACAAAAGAAATGTCATGGGTATTTTTGGAAATATAAATAGTATATATTTATTATCATGAGTATCAATTTAGATCTAAATTCAAGAATAAACTTTGGGAAATATAAAGGTAGATTAGTATCTGATATATTAAAACTAGATCCTGATTATCTTAAATGGGCATACCATGATAAAAAAATAATTAATCCTAGCGAAAGATTAAAACAACGATTAAGAGAAAATAACATGAAAATAAAACAACTGCGTGAAGCTATTCGTCAAATAATTCGTAAAGAACTAAACGAAAACCAACCTGCCCCATCTAAACCAGAAAGAGAAATTACCACTATTCCTGCTAAACCTGGTACTAAAGAAAAACCAGATGAAAAACGCAGAAAAATTGGCAGACCAGATGTAAAACCAGCCCCTAAAAATTTAAAGGAAGAAGAAATGATAGATAAAATCACAGCTCGTTTTATAAAAGCTAAAAAACAAAAATAATGAAAAAAAGTTTATTAGAAGTAGAATACGAAGATATATTCAAACCTGAAACAATGGCGGCCCTAAAAGGCAAATCAGGTGAATCATTGCGCGCTATGTTAGGTAACAAAAATCTAATGCAGACAATGATGCGTTCTCAGGAATTACTAAATCAAATTATTGAGGCTGAATCTGATTATCATATTGAGTTAGCAATGATAGCTGAAATTATGGCTAGAGAAGCTTATCCTATTTTAGACTATGCTAATGTAAAAATAGATGCTAAGATAGTAGGTATGGGTCAAGTTCAACAAAATGATGATGGTCCTGAAGAAGAAGAAGATGAAATATCTGTAGACGAAATACCATCAACTGATACTGAAGCAATGGAAAAAAAACGCCGTATAATCAACGGTATTACTCAAGGCGCATCAGTACGTGGAACATTTGGATTTTTATTATTTAGAGAACACTTAGATGATCTAAGCCCAGAATTAGTTGAAAAATATAACGAGATTATGAAATTAGTCTTCGGTATATATGATGATGAAAACGCTATTGCTATGTTGTTAGCGGCTGTTGGTCAAAAACAAAACATTAGTGGTGGTTCATCTGAGATGGTATATGATGAAGAAAAAGAACAGTTTATTATTAAAGCTAGAGCAATATGTTTCCCTATGTTATTCCATGAAATCGTAAAAGGATTATACGAAATCGTAGGAACAGAAGGATTTAGCTCAGATAAAGAAGCAAACAAAGCTATTATTAGTAAAATAGATAAAGTATCAAATGAACCTCGTGATTTTCAATATGGTAAATTTATATATGATGCTTTATCAAATTTATATAACCAAAGTAATATAGAAGATACTCGTGTTCGTGAATTATTTTTTGCTGAAGTATATAAATTAGAAGACAATGAATTCTTCCCATTTATAGAAAATATAATTAATAATACTTTAACCCCAGCTCAAAAGAAATGGGCCTCTGATGAAATGAAAAGTATAGAATCTGACCTAAAGAAAGATGATTTGCCTTTTGGAGTTTAATATATTTATACGCATATGAAAATATGTAATGTATGTAAAAACTTAAAAGATTTAAACAATTTCTGTAAAAAAACTTCATCTAAAGATGGTCATAGTAATACTTGTTTTATATGTGTTAAAGAATATAAT